GCCCTATAGTGTATTCTGTTACCAACGAAAAAAGGGGACAACCCGAAGGCTACCCCCTTGAACCGTGAGCCGCGATCAGTCAAGCTTTTGAGCTAACCCTTTGAAAGTAAACTCTTTTCCCACCTCATCAAACCGTCCTTTTTTTAGAACGACTCTAAAATACTGAGTGGCGGCATAGAGTTTCCCCATTCTAGAGGCGTACTCAACGGCTCTAACGTAACCTAAATCGAAGGTATTATCTTCGACTTCGTCTAATCGGCTACCGTTACACTCGCTGATTAGGATGGATGAAAACGAGTAGCAGTCTCCCCACTCGTATTCCTTCTCCGAAGTTTCAAGCAGCTTGCTTTGGACAGCCCAGACGGACGCGGCGTTAGTTGTATCTGACATAGATACCTCCCGTAGAAATTAACAATGTGAAACAGCGCACCCCGCCCATCGGGGTGAGACAATCATTTCTGATTGTTCTTATACTATAGCATACAATCCCATACATGTCAAGCGGAAATTTTTAAAATTTTAAACCTCCATTGAGTTTACTAAGGCTATTTCAATACTGTCCAGCGTTCTCAGGTTTTTAGCATCTGCTTGACTAGCACGGCTTATTGTGCCGGTGTTATCTAAACTTCCAACATATTCTGTAAAAACCTGAGAAAGTAGCAGGGTGATTTGTTTATCAGTCAGCACGACTATATGTTTTTTAGACATTTTTGTTTCCCGTTTTGTAATTGATAACAGATCTTACCACGAGATTTTAAAGTTTAATGATTTCGTCCCCAAAAAAGTTTTATCAGTTTCGCCACACGTCCCATAAAAGAAAGGCCAGCAGGGCGAACCCGCTGACCAGATAGGTGGTTATGAAGATGTCTTCAGGTGACATCGCTGAAACCTTTTTTGTTGGGCTCGACGATCTCCATTGCCCATTCCGCAGTCTGTTTGACAAAGCATTTATCTGGCAGCTTCTGCGCGGCCTTGTGTATCGAACGGACGGCTGACTCTAGCTGGGCTAGTTTGATTGACGTGCCTTGTTCGATTGCGGCTTCGACATTATCAAGAGACATTTTGTTCTGCCTCCCCGTATTCGACGCACTCATAGCAGGCGGTCGGTTCATCGAACATTTCGGTCAGGGCTTCGCACTCTTCGCAGCCTTCGACAGGTTTAAAATCTGGGGACATAGGATTTACCCTCCTTTTGCAAATTTTTAACCAACATATATTCGCGGTGCTTGGCGTCTATTGCGTCCTGATCTGCTTGGTCGAAACACATATCGCCAAATTCGCGCATCAGTCTGCGGACTTCTTCGTCCACATTTAAAAGTCTATTATCAGTTTGCATCGTTGTCACCATCAACCTCCCAAACATTTTCCACTGTCCAGTCGTGACCGTTATCAACTCTTGTCCAGACTTCATCATCTATATTTGATGGTGCGTCCATCTCGTTTGCTACCTTCCACGCCTCATTCTCACTGGATGCTTCTATGAAAACCTCATATGCCACATCCATCGTGGCGGTTACCTTAAACTTCGCCATGAATTGCTTCCTCCCACGTCCGCAGACCATGTGCGTGGTCTTCCAGAAAATACGCAATTTCTTCTGCGTTGCTGTCGTCTAAGGTTCCATCCCTGAAACACTTAGCCCAATGCTCAAGGCTGTCGATAAGGCTAGAAGAACCGTGAGCCGCGGTCTTTGTTGCTTTGCCTACGATATACGCAGCGCGGAGCTCGTTCTCTATTACCTTAAAGTCATCCAGATACATGGTTACGGCGGGGTTGGCGTCCTGATGTGTGATCAGGTCGTCATAGTCAACACCAGCGCATTTAGCGATATATCTGGTGCGTTCGTTAGCGTCGAATAAATCTTTTTTATACGGCGCAAAGTCAAAAGCGGTGACATCTTCATATTCGACGCAATCCCGAAGATAGGCGAGGAGCTCGTCATACGCGTCTATTTCGCTGTCTGCTTCAAATACATCAGAAAAACTTACTTTATATTTCATAGCAATCTCCTTTAGCACCATTGATATTCGTAGTCGTAATTATATTCGGCATCCAATGAGTGCCACGCCAGTTCATAAGCATGATCCCAGTTTGTGTGGTAGCCGGTGGCTACGTCATAATCGGCAATACATTTTGCCCAATGATCAAGACTAGGCTCGTGGTCAAGTGGTAATTCTTCCATAGCAATCTCCCGTAGCTATATGTATACGATTTATCCCATATACTATATAAATAAAAAGCTGTCAATGGCGAACATTGTCATCGTCTTCCACTGCCATAGCTGCCGCTGCCGCGGCGTGGTGCATGGCAGAGGAAAGCATACCAAGGGTAGTGCTTTGGTCTTCGCTCGACAGTATGAGGCGGAATAGCAACGCGGTCAGCGCACCGCCCATCGCGGCTCCGGCTTGGATGTCGCTATTCTCGAAATCGTCTAGCAGTTCATTCATCATTTCGCTTGCTAGGTCGAAATCCTTTTCCAGATCGCTGCTCATCCGCGCTGTATCCTTTTCCACGCCGCTTGGATTTCGGCTGATTTGTCTACCGCTTCGCGGCTATATTGGCCTTCGGCCGCGGTTCGTGAAGCGTGTAGCACGACGGCTGTATTGACCAGAGCGACGGCTGTTTGCCAGTCCATGTCCCGTGCTTTAGCCAAAATTATATCTGATTTTTTCATTGTTGTCCTCCTTTCAAGAATATTTCATTCAAGGGTTTGCCCCAGCGTACTGCGCCGCCATTCATTAGGGGTATTTCCAGCGCGTCTTTTACAGACATACCGCGGGCTAGACGGCGGCTTACTGTTCCCGCGCCTATCCCGTAATCTTTGGCCGCTTCTACCAACGACGAGTACCCTAATGATCGTGCTTCGCGCAGCCTTTTTCTTGTTTCAGGGGAAGAAGCCCACTGATTACGGTGCGCTCCGCCTGTTTTGATAGTTAGTGCGTCTTCTATTGCCCACTCCCTGTCTCTAACCCGTTGTGCGACTAATTGTGGGTTTACCCCAAAAGCCTGTGATGCGTGAGTCATGGATTTATATTCGACACCGAAGGCGGTAACGGGGGTTAACTTTTTAGTATACGGCTTAATGCGCGGTTTGATTTCCAAGGCCTCTTCTGCGCTCCAGCCATTTTTTATACGCCGTTTTGCCGTAACGTACATTATGCCGTACCGTTTACAGGCATCTTGTAAAGTCTGGAAGGTTTCTCCGCATACTTTTACATTAGTCACAGTTATTCTTTTAAATTTAATTAAGCCGTGTTCTTTTTTCAGAAGGTAGAGAGTGCGGCTAGCCATACCGTATTTTTTTGTTATTTCGGCATCTTTTGCCCCCGCTTTAATGTCTTTCACTATCTTTTGGCGGACGGTGTCATCGTATCGTATCATCATTTCGGCGCGGGTTTTAGTTGCCCCCGCTCGTTGCAGGATGCGGTTTATGGTGCTTCGCCGAACATTGTATTTGTGGGCTAGTTGTTCGGTAGTGATTTTGTTTTGAGTATAGTCGTCGATAACGGCTTGGATTTCGTCATCGGACAGTTTGACACCATATCCGCCCATCGGTGCGCCGACTAAGCTGTTTAAGTGGACGGCGTCGGGAAAGGCGGCTTGGACTTTGGCAATGAGCCGTGGTTCGCGGTGCGCGATTTCTGTTGCCCTATATTTTTTACAGAAGATTTTAATTTTGCAACATTGCTCGTCTTTTATCAGGGCTTGGTAGATGAAGCGGTCTCTTTTATTGACGCCGTCTTTACCGTCGCGTTTTGCTTTTGCTATGTGTTGCTTAAACCGCAGTTCTGGGTCTGCGCTTGATCCGATATAGATGCCTGTCCCATCGACGATTAGAGCGTAAAGTTGGCATTCTCTGTGGGCGTGGCCGGACAGTTCGGAGGCGGCGAGAGGCGTGAGCCCCAGTTTTTTGCCCCAGTTACGCATAATGGCGTAATCATTTCCAGAAAGCCCTTGGTCACGGGAAGCTTGTAAGAGCGACATTTTTCTGGACGCTGCATATTTATAAAAATTGCGAACGTCGGCATCAGAAAATTTTCTTTTTTGCATATCAGTTCTCCTTTACACATTGACATGAGTAAAGTTAAACCGAACCTGAATGCCTACAGGGACATCTGGGTACGTTTCGTAACAAGACCGGAGACAAGAGGAGGTGGTTAAAACTGTTTTAACAAAACCGCTCAAATCTTCGTCTTCGACGGGGTCGCCATACATACTGAAGCTATAGCCGCACATAAACGGCAGTCTGGCGAGTATTTCTTGAGGCTGTTTGACGCCGCCAATATAGTAATCGCCGGTAACCACCAATATTTCAGCATCTGCCATATGGTCTATTACATTTTCTTTACCGGCATCTACCGAAAGATTGTGTTCGCACTCCTGAATAAACTCATTCAGGTTTTTTGTGCGGTCTTTGCTATTATCGGCAATGCTTTTTAGACGATTTAACACATAGTCAACATTTACTCTGCTAGTCATTTTTATCTCCCGTAGTGATATAAGATTTATCCCATATAATATAAATGACAACATATTGTCAACAGGAAAAAGAAAACCCCCAGAGCGGCATCACTCTGAGGGCTTCACTACGGGAATGTAAAGCTTGGGGGCTCTACAAAGACCTTTATATACGATTGTATGGGAATTGCAACATATAAATAGGCATAAAAGATGTTTTTTTCCAGATTGTTATGTGCAAGATTAAAATATGTACAACGCGGTCAATTCTGGGAAGATTGGTGAGTTAGTTTGCATGGTGCGCCTGATGAAACTGGGTGTAGCTTGCGAGATAGTACACATGGGCACCACGGACATCATCGCGCAGACAGAGGACGGTTTAATCCGCGTCCAAGTTAAGGCGAGCCAGTTCAAAAGGAATAAAAACGGGTCGGGGTATCATTTTTCTTTAGCATATGGCGGTAACAAACGCCCTTTGACTAAGGAAAACTGTGATGTCGTCGCGCTAGTGGCTTTGGATCGCGAGCGGGTGTTATTTAAACCGGTTGAATGCTTAAAGGGGCAGCTAACCAAACGGTTCCTGCCCCAAAAGTTTGATAAGGATGATTTAGAACGACGGACTTGGGAATTTTGCTTAGATCAAGTTCTATTATAAACGCCCGTCATATATAGCTGCTTCCAGTTCTTCGTCGCTCATATTATCAAAGTCAAGATCCGTGAACCGCGGTTTATGTTTTGGTTTGCGTGGCCTTACGGGTTTAATTTTAGGGGCCGTGGGCCGCGGATTGGGCTTTTCTTGCAGAAATTCTAGGGTGCTGTATTTATGTCCACACTCTAGGCATTTACGGTTTCGTCGGATTGTATCCCCGTGCGGTCTACTGTTATAGACTTTACTTTTTCCCTGACACTTCGGGCATATCACATTGCTCTCCCTGACAACACTCGTTGATATAAAGATGGCACACGGAGCATTGTACATGGCCGTGTACCTCAACAGGTTTTAGGTTTGTTTGGCAGCGCGGGCACTGGTTATTGTTTAACAGTTCTTGAATTTTACCGGCGTGTCCGAAAGGTTGATCAGAGACTAAGGGTTGGTACTGTAATTCCCTATTCGTCGGTCTCTTCACCTTCAATCTCCCCTGATCCGCCGCAAAGCTCGCATTCCATTAAACGGTCTTCAAGCCACCCGCCTCGCCAAGACATTGGAGCGGGGACGGGGACTTCATATTCACATTGTCCCTCGCCTCCGCACTCTGGGCAAGGCTTCATTTTACTAAATGAAGCTTTTGGCCGTTCTTTTTCCGCTCAAGGTAATTCCTTTGATGCATCCGTGCGGTCTCTCGGTTGTTTACCTTCCAACTCCGTCTAGCGCACTTATTGGAGCAAAATAAACGCTGTTTTCCAACAAGCTTAGTTTTACATTGCTTACAATTTTTTCGGCCGTTTTTACGTTTTATTTCAGGCGTAAACGTAAAATCCAATCCTTCGTCCGGAGTAAATTGAACGCCCTGTCCAAAATCGGTTAGTTTTTCTTGCAAATCAATTTGCGCTTCAACCAAAAGGCCGTAGGCCGCGAGCCGTTTCATAGCAGGCGTGGGTGATACCCCGTGTTCTTCAGCGTCCGCAAGAACGTCCCCGATTGTCGTGATTAGTTGTTTTGTATAGTCCACATTGGTCTCCCGTATAAGAGTTAACATTACTTATCCCATACCATAGCTAAAAAAATATGTCAACGGCTCTGGAGTTCTTTTACGCGGGTCTCTTTATACACTTCCCACATAATACGAAGCTGCCCGCTTATTGTGCGGCCTTCGGCTTTTGCGATTGTTCTAATCTGCTCATATACCTCAATTGGCACCAAGACAGACTTCCATTTAGTTATATCCATTAAGGAAAACTCCATATATAGCGTTTCTATAAGCGAATATATAGGAGATATGGTATGTACGCAAGAAAAAAAGGCCCCGCCGAAGCGGAGCCAGTTTAAGGGAGGAACACCATGAAAAAGCTTACTTAGCTTCACCCCAACTTGGGCCGATCTCTATGTCGCATTTACTTGGTATTTCCAATGGTACAGCATTTTCCATAATGTTGGCAATATTTTCTGCTGCCGCACGGTCTTTTACCGAAATAGCTATTTCATCGTGGATTTGAATCAGTGGAACATGTCCTTGCTCATACATGTTGACCATAGACTGCTTAGTCATGTCTGCGGCGGACGCCTGAATAAGCCTGTTTAGGGCTTTGTAGGTATATGCCCGTTTAAGCCTCGTTGTCTCGCCGTACTCGTCAATGGCTTTTTGGTACGGAAGAGCTTTGTTCATGGCAAAAGTGTCTGGCTCCCACAGATCAAAGCGGCATTTACGCCCCAACAAAGACCGTACAGAGCCTCCACTTGTTTTGTCGTTCAAACGTGCCTGAACACCGTTCATCAAGCCCTTAACGAACGGGACGCGATCATGGTACTGCTTAACCAGACTCTTGGCGTCTTCTACGTCAATGTCTAGTTGCTCAGAAAGTTTGTTAACGCCCATCCCGTACATCATGCCTAAGTTAATCGTCTTCGCCTGTTTGCGATTGATCGACGCCATTTCTGCAACCATCGTATGAAAATCCATATCAGGATCGTGTCTATAAGCATTTACGAACTCCTCTACGCCCCGCATTGATCCGCCGCGGTGTTTATTAAATAAGTGTGCATAATGCACCAAGATGCGCGGTTCTTGCTGCGAGAAATCAATAGCCGCCCATTGCTCGCCCTCTTCTGGCAGGAACAAGCTACGGATCATCGGCCCCAGTTCAGGGTCGCGGGCGGGGATTTGCTGTAGGTTTGGGTTGGACATTGAAATGCGCCCCGAAACCGTACCGCCATCGTCTGACCGGATTTGGTTGATGTGGCCGTGGATGCGCCCATCTGCGCGGCAGTGCTTCATAATCGTATTGATAAACGTCCCGCTAGTCTTGTTTAGGTTTCGGGCCTGCACGATTAGCTGTGCCAGTTCATGCGGGTGATCCGTCAGGAAAGACTTTGTAAAGGACGGTGCGCCCTTTTCAGTTTTTGGGTAGGAAATGCTTAACTTATCAAAAGCTTTAGAAATTGAAGCAGCCGCCCAAAGCTCTACGTCCATACCGGCCACAGACTTTATTTGTTTAACAATGTCTTTTTCTCTTTTAAGAAGCATGTTACGAGTGCGCTCGACACGGTTTTGATCAATACGGACGCCGCGCCATGTCATGTCGATCAAGCAGGGCAAAAGCTTTAATTCAAGGTCCGCGATATGCCAAAGGTCTTCTTTGGTTAATTGTGTGGATAAATAATTCCATAAATCTAAGGTTATTTCTGCGTCATTCTGAGCATACGGGCCGACATACATCGCAGGCATCTTCCACATCTCAGCTTTAGGGTCGAGGCCGAACTCACGGGCAGCTTCTTGCAGCGTTTTCTCTGTCTTAATTTTACCTAGAAGATCGTAACAGAGTGAGTTCAGGCTGTAGCTAAATCTGTTTTCGTCTAGCAGCGCAGCTACCAGCATTGTGTCGATGATGCGCCCGTTTATCTTGAACCCCATACGACGTATCCAACCGGCGTCGTATTGAGCGTTGTGCATAATCTTGTCAGCGGGGCACTCAAAAACTTTCTTGAGCCACTTATTGACAATGCGCTCATCTAAGTTACCGCCCCCAAGGTGGCGAATAGGTATGTACCCAGCCCAATCTGCTACCGCGATAGCGTAGCCCACAACTTCCCCGTCTCCAGTGGGCCATCCCGGCCCGTTAACTTTGATGTTTGGGTCGCGTGTTTCAACGTCGATAGCGATCTGCTTTGCATCAAAGATGTCTGGCAGTTCTGCGGGTGGAACCCATTCACTCTTGGGACCGAACATTGTCATTTGCAAACTCATTAAAAAAGTTCCGTATCAGAAATAGGTTTTTCGCCGCCCAACGCAGCATAGCCACAGATGTCGATCCACGAGTCCTCGTGGTCGGTCTTCATCAAGCGAGCGGACTTTACCATAATCATACAAAGCACAAACTGTTGCTCCGTTACTTCTTGCCCTAATACAACGGACCAGAGCTTCGCGATATCTTGAAAGTTCCGGTGTGCGTCGCCGTAATCTTTTGCGCGGTCGCCGTTAATCAGGTCGCCTGCGGTATCTAAAATTTCTTCACGTTTCATTGTATGTTTTCCCCTTCCGGTGGGTTGGTTTTATTACATTTAGGACAAGCGTCAGCATTTGCCGCGGTGTATCCAGCCCAAACCTTTTCATACCAGTCGTCAGGAGTTCGGTGCCAAGTGTTCCACTTGTTTCCACATTCCACACACTCATAATTTACATTTATCATGTGATCTTGTATTTGAACGACGCTCATATCCAATAACTCCGGTTCATATCTTCAGGTTCAATTAAATAAAGGTTTTGTTTAGTACGAGTGACCCCTACATAAAACACTCGGTGTAAATCATCAGGT